GTCAACGTCAGAAGTGTAAGCACCTCCAACAGATCCAGTTAACCAAGATTTCATTCTTCTATCATCAGCTTGAGAAGCTCTATATCTTACGTGTAAGAAAGGACGTCTAATGTTTGTACCAAGAACTTGGTCATAAACAGTAGATGTTCCAGCAGGAACTAATACTCCTTCAACATTGCTAGCTCCATTAAAATTAGTGGAACCACCTCTTGTAGAAGCATCATTTAGATATTTCCATGAAGTTTTATAGAAGTCATAAGAACCTCTTCTAAAACCAGAAAAGCCTAAATTAAGTGCCATTTCTTCAGAGTTTTCAAATACACCATAAGATGTACCTCCAGCTCCGTAAGAATTTTGCACAGCTAACATATTATCAAAATTTAATTCAGTAGCTCTATCTAAGAAAAGCATGTTTTCTTCAATAGCACCCTGAGAATCTAAGTTTTGAAGAATAGCGTCAAAGTCAGCCATTCCACCAGCAAAACCAGTCATCACGTTACCTCGAGCTTGAATAGCATCGAACATACCTTGAGTACCTAATTGGTTACCTGCAGCAAATGCAGAGAAACCAGTGTTATTAGCTGCTGGGATTGCCCCACCAATAGCCGCTGCATAGAATCCACCTGGTGCTCCACCTGGTCCAGATGTTGCATCAGAAATTTGGCCTTCTATAACTGTCATTTCTAAATAGTCTTCAAATCTTAATCTAGTTTCACCTTCAGCTTTTAGATACCATAAAAAACCTCCAACTCCATCTTCTGCAGAAACCTCAACCCAACCGATTTGAGCTGTATCAGAACCAGATATTGCATATCTATCTCTGATAATTATAGGTTTGTTAGAAAATTGAGTGAAAGCTGGATCTATGTTTTCAGTAACTAAACCAGTACCGTCAACGCCCGCTGGTGATAAACCAGATGCTTTTCCAAATTCAGAACCATAAACATATGTTTTAAGTCCTGCAGCACCAGCACCGAAAGCTGCTTGTAAGCTTGCTTGCTGATATGGATATGCTGTTAAAACCGTACCAACTACTCCAGACACGAATGCCTTTACTGTAGCAGCAGGGTTTAAGGGATCCATAACGACCACTGTCATATTTGGTGTAATAACGTTATTAACGCCCGCAACAACGGGTAAGTTAATATCAATTGTATTCACACCTGTTAATGTACAGCTGTCATATGAAATGTGTAATCTATTTTGTTCAGACCAGATTACTTGGTCACTTGTCATTGGTAATTCAGCTCCAACCATTCTCAAAAATCCACCTAACGTTCTATTACCATATCTTTCGACTTCAGCTTCGTATACTTCAGGAAGATACTGCTGAGCAAAGTTTCCACCTGCCGCGCCGTCAAATACTAAATAGTTTGTGTTAAGGACTTGTTGAGTTTGAGAAGGTACTATACTACCAAATTGAGGTGTTAATACTCCCATTTCAAATTAATTTTTAATTGTTAAAATTTACGTGTTTTTATTCTAAGTTTCGAAGAATCATCACCACTCACAACTCTCATCTTAATTCCACCAACATTTACATTAGGAGAACTCTCTCTCACTTTTGTACTAATGTTTTTAGAAGCTGCATTTATATCTCTAGTTGCATCGGCTTTGCCTTGCTCATAGAAATGATGTGCAATTTGATCAGCATTGGTTGCAGAATAAATAGCTTTATGATAACCTAAAGGGTCTGTTACATTGCCTTCCTTATCCAAGAACTTTTGAGTGAAAGTACTAATGTCTTTTTGATTATCTGCCAACTCCAACGGGTTTTTAATTTTATATCTAAATCTTTTATCTCCGACATTATATTCGAAACCTTCGAATTCATCAGATAAAAGAGTTTTAGTTTCATCTAAAAACTTTTCATGTTGTTGTTGTCCTATTTCTTGATTCTCGTGATAGCGATTGAAAAAGTCCATTGCCTTCTGTTGTTCTTGGGTAACGCCGGGTCTCAACTTGATTTCGTCGTAATATTTAACCTTCAGATCTTCTAGGAAGTTCTTTGCTTTTGCAATTGCTTCTTTTTTAGCGAGTTGTTTTATTTTGACGTCTCGCTCCTCGTCAATCTCAGTATCAAATTTAAAGTTTTCTTCCATAATGAAATTAACTTCGTCATTATTCAAATGAGGTTTTGTTTTCATGTAATACTCTTTTAATAGCACATCTTCATTAATATTAGAATAATCTGCATTGAGTCTTACATAATCCTCAACATTACCACCAGTTTCTTCCATAAAAGAAACAAGTTTTTCAACATTTTCTGGTAATTTTCTTTGAGGTATATTTTGTTTAACTGGTTCTGTAGTTTTAGTTTTAACCGGTACAGGTTTCTCTTCCTCTACTTTTATTTCTTCAAGTATATCTTTTGTCTCTACTTTTACTTTTTCTTCTTTACTTTCTTCGGTAGGTTTTTCATCTGTTGACTCGATGTCTCTGATCTCCACCTTTTGAACATCTTTGGGCGGTTGATGAGCATCCATATCAATTGACTTCGACTCTTGAATGGCATCTTTAACTTTTTCTACTGGGTCTTTGACCTCTGATTTAACTTCTTTTTTTACTTTTTCTTTTTTAACCGGTAGTTTAGATAAATCTACTTTAGTTATTTCCGGTTCAGCACTAAGTGCTTTTTTAGGTACCTTTATTTTGGTTACCTCTTGTTTTGTCTTTGACATAATAAAATATTATAAAATTAATAAAATAATTATCTAGGTACAAATTGTTCTAAATTTAATCCTGATAATCCATCATTTTCCGATTCAAAATTTTTCGGTAATAAATCGTTTTGGCGTTGTGAAATCATTTCACTTTGTTGAGTAGCTTGAATTTTAGTACGCTTATCTTTCCTATCTTCAATATATCTTTCTTTAGATTCTTCATTTTGTCTTTGCATACCTGCTAATCTTAATTGATATTGAAATTCTATTTCCATCAATTCTTTTTTAATTGCAGCCTCTGTTTCTAATTTTTGAATTTCTAATTGAGCTTCACCTTGTTTTATTTGAAGTTCTTTTTGTGCTAAAGCTTCTTGCTTTTGCACTTCATACATAGCTGCTTGTTCAGTCGCTTGTGCATTTGCTGCAGCTTGAGCTTGAATATTAGCTTGCTGCATTTCTTGATCTTTTGCTTGCTTTTGTTTACGTTTTAATTTAAGTAATTGATTTGCTAACTTTAAATTCTTAACTTGTCTAATATCAATTGCGTCTTCTATATCTATACTTTGTTGTTGAAGTCCCATTTGTATATTAGTCTCTAATACAGCTTTTTCTTCTTCATCTGGTTCTAATTCTAAATAAATACCAAAATCAAATAAATTAAGATTTTTCATTTCTTCTAATGAACCAGTATTAAATCTACTTATTGCATTAGTTAAAGATTCTGCAGTTAAAGCATAATCTAATACATCAGCAATACGTAAAGAAATATTTTCAGCTATTCTTACACTCATATATAACATTGATTGTAATATATGACGTGTAGCTACATTTGAGGCTGCAGCTGCTAATTTTTGTAAACCAACTAATGCATATTGATCTGGGTTACTTGCATCTCGTGCTTCATTTAACCCGGTTACATCTCTTATCATTTGTAAATAATATTGATAAGTACTAATTAAAGAAGAAATTTTAGCTTGCGATGCTGAGGTTTGTAATTCTTGAATTGGAACCATTCCTCTATTTGGATCTCCATCTTGTGTTTGTGATCTACCTACAATACTACCAGTTTGGAAATACATATTTAATGCTTCCTGTGGATTATAGTTTGTTCCATTCCCTAAGTCTACTTCTGATAACCCATCTACATCCACAAATACTCCATCAGGTACCATACGAGATATTACTTGTTGAAGTTTTAAATGCGTTAATTGGATCATATCCGCAAACCCAGTACATTTACTTACTACCGATTCTACCCTACCTCTATAAATTCTTGGAGCTGTAATAACATAATTCATTCTACATTTAGTAGTATCAGCTGCAGGTCGAGTCATATTTTCTGCCATTTTCCATTCTAGCATATTCTCAATACCTAAGACTTTAACTCCTGAATATAATACTTCAATTTTTCTGCTTACTTTATCAAATTTATCACTTGGGGGAGGATCAAAGAAATCTGTTTTTTTAAGAGATTTTTGTAATCCTTGATCAGTCTGTTTAATTTTCCAAACTTGTTCTGAATAAGTTTTATATTCAAAATATAATAATTGAATAATATCTGGATCTTCATTCCAATTTCTTAAATAATTTTGTGTACCAGGAAACTTTTGGATTTTATCCATTTCCTCTACAGTTAAATGTGGGAATTGTTTAGCTAATTCCGCAATACTTACTGATTTAACTTCGCCTACATAATATATATCTTCAAAATTTGGATCCTCTGTATAAGAATATACTAAATTAGCAGGATCTACATAGTCAACTGTAATTCCATTAGAAGTATTATAGTTAGTTTTAGAACAAGCAATACCTAAAACAACAAGATCATATAGTAATCTTCTTTTTGTTTCATGATATTTATTATTAGCTAATACATTTGTAATAGCCTCTTCTTCTGCTATTTCAATACTTTGCTTATAACTAAGCTGCATATGTAAACTTAATTCTTCTTTATTTTCTGGTAATTGCTCTGGATTTGCAGTTTGAAACATATTTACACCAGTATCTTTTTGTATCATTTCAATAAAACTCCTTGCATTCATATCTCTTAAAAGAGTTTCTGCATAAGTAGTTCTTTTCTTTTGAGACTCAGGATCTTGAGCATAAGACTTTATTTCATAATTTCTTTGGGACATTCCATTAACTACTATATCTACAAATTTAGATATAATAGGTACTGGTTTCCAATCTAAATTAAGATAAGATAAATCACCATTAATAGCTAGTTCATCTTTATATTTTTGGATAGGTTGCTCTCCTCTTGCATATAATCTACGAGTATGAAATTGATTAAAATTAACAATAAATCTATCTCCACCACCTCGTGT